TTAAAAATTCAGGAGAACTAAAGTTCATCTCTTCAAGTAATCTTTCAGTTGTATCAGACATAAATTCCGTTAATTCATTATAAGCTGGAATAGTTCTAGCAATATTTAATTCTTTATTTCCAGCTATAGGTATAATTTCAGGGTCTTGTAATAGTTTACCTAAATGTTTTCTCTGTAACGCTATAGCAGCAGCATAAGGTTTTGCTGCTTGACTATAAAAACTATTAAATTTAGTAGTTAAGTCAGCATATTCTTTAGGTGAAATAAATCTATCATTATATAAAGCTTCAATATCTTTAATATTTAAATCTGGTGATCTAGTTTGAATCTGAGTCATTAAATTTCTATAAGTCTTACCACCATCACCTTCCCATTTATCTTCATTAAATCCATTATATGCGTTTTTTAAAGTAGTAATTTGTTCAAATCTAATACCTTCTTCAGATGATAATTTAGCTATTTTTTGTAAAAAGTTATGTGAATTAAAATCGGTGTCTTGTTGATTAGTAAAAGCTGTAATCATATCAGTCATTAATTTAGAGGCATTTCTATTTTGATGTAGTTTTAAAGCTTTAGCTGAAGTTTTATCTTTACTTGTATGAAATGAAACATAAGCTTTATTAGCTTCTATTTGTGCTTTTTCAGCTTTACCTCCAAATTGTGAATCATATACTAATTTAAACCCACTTTTATCAGAAGAATAAATATGGTTTAATACTTCAGGTATAGGCTCACCAACTGAATCAACTCCTGATAAAGCTATTTCAGTTATACGTTCTAACCAAATTCCTCTTAATTCTGATTGTGTAAATTTAGTGGTTCTTAATCCTTTTCTAATAAAAGAATTATAATCACTCATTTGGATAATAGCTTCTCTTTGCTTTTTATCATCAATAACTTTACTATCTTCTATTACAGATGTTTGATTTAAAATGTTTAATTTATTAGTTACAGTATTAGAAATAACTGCTCTTAAAGTAGTTTCTTGTTCGGCTAAAAATTGTTCATTAACTTTACTTATATAATTATTTTCTAATTTAGTTCTAGCGGTTTGTATAGCTGCTATCATAGAATTTTTATATTCAGGAGAAGCATCAGTTGATTCATTAACTTTGCTTTCTACTATTCCATCTAATAGCGACATATAGCGTAAAACTTTGGTAGAAGCATCACCGCCTTCTTGTTCTATTCTTGATATTAAACTTGGTTCTGCTACTTGTAAAATAGTTGCAATAGATTCACCTTGCATTTGTCCTCTAGTTGAATCATATTCTTGTACTCCTTCTTCATAATATCCATCTGGTAAATCTTTTTCTAAAGTAGCTAACAAAGCTGCTTGTCGTTTTTGTTTTTCAATAGTTCTTGCTTTAGTTTGTTGGTATAAGTTACCAACTCCACTACTAAATTTAGCTAACGATTGAACTAATAAATCCGCAGCAATTTGTCCTTGAACGCCAGGTCTTGTAGTTTGAATAATAGGATCAGGAGAAATAGAAGTAACTTGTTCTGGATTATTTCCAGATGTTCTTATAGAATCAATAGTAGCCATTATGACTCTGCCTTTCTATTACTTGATAACCGTTTTGCTTCCTGTACAATATCTGATCCGTGTTCACCCACAGCTCCTAAAATTGCTAAAGAAGGATCACCAACATAGGCATCAGCAATAGGAAGACTTGCTAATTGAACTCCGGTATTAAAAATATCAATTTGTCTTCCGGTTTGTAATTGAGAACGTAATGTTTTTAAATTACTAGACATAGAAAATTTAGTTTCAAATTCTCTACGTTGTGAATCTCTTAATAATAAGTCAAGAGTATTGGACCCAACTTGAAATGGATTACTAGCTAAAATACTAGCATATTCAGCTCTACCTTTACGGGCAACTTGCTCTTGTTTTTTTGCTGTTTTTTTAATTTCTTGTGCTTCTTGTTTTAATGAAGAAACTAGTTTTGCTTTAAGTGATTCACGAATGTTAATAGATTGTATTCTATTAGCTTCGTTTGTTTGTTTTGCTCTAGTTATATTAGCAGCAGTTTGAGTTCTTTCTTTTTGAATATCTGTTCCTAATTTAACTCCTAGTAATGCTGCTTCTGTACTACACATGGGCTACTCTACAAAACTCATAAAATTTAACATTATTAATTATCCTCTCTCCAATTATTTTAAATCCACACCATTTAATCCATCTAATATGAACTTCATTTCTACTATCAATCATATTAAATAAATGAGGATAAATATTATTTAACTTAATTACCTCTTCTCTACACTCTTTTAGAAAAGCAGTTTTCATTTGTAGTAATAATTTATTCCCTAACATCCAAACTATCCCTGAAAAATCTCCAAAAGGAACAACTCCAAACATAGCTACCGGACAACCCCTACCATTAATAATAGTTCTACATACAGAACTATCTAAGTATGCTCTACATAGAGCCATTTCTGAAGTTAAACCTAAAGTTTCTACTTCTCTTTTATCCTCTTCTCTCAGGTATGGGTATAAAGAGGTAACATCCCAAAGTGTACTTTTAACATGATGGGGTTTTATATAATCCTTTAATCTTACTAAAGGCACTTTAATCTCCTAAATTACGCTAGGCTCCCTTGTCTATAACTAGACCTACTAACAGTTCTTACTACATAATTACCTTCCCAATCAGCTCCGGTAAAAGAACAAGGTAAATAAGAGTCAGAAATAAGCTCAATCTTTAATCCTCTAGCATCAGCTAGAATTAACTTTTTAAAATTTCCAGTTTCAAATGGTACAGTTCCTACTTTATTCAAGGATGATCCAAGTATTCTACCAGTAAATGTGTGGTTAAATGGGTCTCTTCCAGGCGCGGTAATTCTCATCTTGAAAAAACCAGCTTTAAAATAATCTACATTAAACTTTCTTATTTTTAATATACCACCAGAAAGTGAACTTAATCTCCCTGCTACTTGAGTTTTAATTGTAGGTTCTGTAAATTCATATAAAAATCTATATTCTTTTCCTAACCAAACAGGATAAGCAGACAGATCGCCAGTAGCTTTAAGGTTTCTAGGAGAAGTTTGAGTCACTCCTTGTACTTGTCCACCAGCTTTACCTGCCCACTCAGCTCCATAGATTAATCTAAAGGTAGAACCAAAATCATCGGGGTATGGGATTACCCATCTAGTTACATCTTGAACGGAATCATACACTCCTTGGACTGAAACAAGTCTATCTAGCAGAGGTTTAAATGATAGCTGAGTATCAGACTCAGGTAGTCCTACAAGGTTGCCATCTTGTAATGACATCTTTTCTAAATAGGTTCCATCAGGTCTAACTATAGTAAAATATGCTATATAATCTATAACTTCTAATCCAATGATTTGTTCTTCATCTTTAAATTTCCATTTAGACCATGAACTAAGTTTTTTAGCTCCATCTTGAAATAGATATTTATAAATAAAAATTTCATTTATATTTTCATCGGATAGAACAAATAAGAATTCATCATGTGGGATAATACTAAACCCTCTACCAGTAATATAACTAGGTACATGGGAAGTTATATTCTCAGCAGTTTCTTCTTGTAAATCTTCAATAATTCCAAATTCTCTAATAGTAGAAAAACCATCATTTTCATCAGAAAAATATACCTTCCGTCCATTGACAATAGGTTTAACGGTCTTATCATGTTCATAAGAAGTTACTAATGAAAGTTTAGCATTTGCAGGTGTAAGTCCACCTGCTGCAAATTCTGATAACTTAAACTGATTAAAGTCACTAAAGATAAGGAGGTCTTCATTATATGGAATAGCATGATATAAAATACTTATTTGATTTGAAGGTGAAGCTAAATCTATTACATCTGTATCTAGTACATCGGTGGCAGTTGTAGGATAAAAATTATAGTGTTCTCCCAACTCAGACAATATAATGTTTTCATTTGCTAAGAATCCTAGCCGGTTTTTGTGGAAAAACATATCATTGATTTTTTGTCCTATAAAACTAGGATCAGGAGAAGTTGTAATATCCCCTGCTGTTCTTGAAGTCCAAGTAACTTGACTTAAAGTAAAAACTATTTCACCAAAATCTGTACCAAAGGCAGCATCCCAAGGGTCTTCACCAGTTCGTACTAATTTAAGTGGCATAGTAGATGGATCAATAGTATTAGCTAATCCAGGCTCTACAGTTTCACTCCAAGCTCCTACATCTGAATCGGACGAATTAGTATGTTTAATCCAATAATCATCAGAACCGCTATTAGGTTCACCTGTAAGTCTTATAGTAAAACCATCTTTAGTTCGGGAAGGAAGATCAGTAAAATCTACTACTGAATCTTTAATTGCTATTAAATTATTTTCAGGAGCATTACAATGTAAAGTAAAGTCCGCACCATTTGTTCTAGTTAAGTGAATGTTGCTGCTTCCAAATTTGGTAAGAGTAAATGTAGAGCCTATAGCACTACTAAGATCACTAAATATATCATCAATTTGGGTAGCAGCATCATTACTTGAAGTAACAGAAGACACCTGTACTCCATCTACAAATACAGTCATAGTCGCTGCATTAGTAGCTTGTTTTAAAAAGATAATACCTTCTGGATTTCGGTCAGTTCCTAGAGTGGCACTTTTAGCAGCAGTCTTTTCTCTGTTTAACAGAAATGTAGTATCGGCTATAGAGAATAAATGTAAGTTATCTCTTGCATTAGCAGTAGTTAGATAAGTTTTATTATCCCCTGTAAACCCTGAAATAGTTTTAGGATCACCCCCTAGGTCTTTTATTAATAAATTAGACTGAGTAAAATCTGATGAAAATGCACTATCAAATTGATCCGAAATAACACTAACTACATATTGCTCTGTTTCATCCCTGTTAATATAGTGAATAAATGCGTCTGTATCAGTATGATTAGACACTTTAGTAATGTGTTCAAGTGGTGGTCTTTTTTTAATACCTTCAGCTACAGTAGATAGTCCGTTTTCTTGGACCTCAGCCTGTGAAGCTAACCTTAAACTAGGAGGTTGCTGTGAAACTCCATTGATTAAGTTGCTTATTTGCTCTGTAATAAGTGGCATCTACCATAACTTCCTATAGGTCTTGAGAGTATTTTGCATATCTAACGTACCAAACCCCACATTAAAACCTGCCCTTTCTGCTTCATCATCTAATAAGTCAGCATAAGCTTCTTGTTCTTCTTGTCTATTAATTTGTTCAGCCGATACTTGACCTATAACTTCTTCTTGAAATACTCTTGAAGCTCTAGCTGTTATATATTGTCTTAAAGATTGTGGAGTATTCTGAAAATCTAATAAAGTAATAGTCACAGCTTTAGTTAAATTCTTAGTCCAAGTAAATGTATTATTATCTAAATCATATAAAAACATTTGACCGGCTATTCCTCTAATAGTAGTTAATTCGTTTTCCACATATACTGATAAAACGGAACTACCTATAGGAACTCTATTATCTGCATCTCTACTTAAACTAACATCCCACTCAGTATTAAAATGCCATCCTTTTTGCTGTACTTCTCTATTGATATTGGATAGTAAATTCTTAGCTTGAGTTACTTCTACAGTAGTAGCTGTTTCTAAACTTGAAACTGCTGCTTCACCTATAGCAGCTAACATTATATTAATTGCTTCTAGTTCTGTGATGGGAGTAGTAGATATAAAAGCCATTTAAGTTACCAGACTCATGCCCATTAGTTGAGCTTTTCTTAAAGTTAAATTATCGGTACTGTCTATGTTCGCAACGAATAGAGAAATGTAATCATTGGTTGCCATAGAAGCAAAACCCATTGTAGTTAGATTAACTGAATTAACTGTAGTCGCTGGTGAGAATCCAACTATTGTTGTACCTGTAATGACTGATCCGTTCTTATGTAATGCGATAGCAAATTCTTTGTTTACTGCTGAAGTATCTATTTCTAATGAAGCTGTAGCTGTGAACATACAATTAACTGTAGGTGTACCAGTATACCTAAGTCTTGCATTAGTATTCATATCAAACTCATTAGAAACTGGACTTGTACTTAAAGTATATGTACCTGCCCCTTCTACATAAACACCTGCTGAAGCTATACTGGTAGAAGACGGACTAGAAACATAAATGCTTCCTTGTTTAACCTGAGTAGTTTCAACAAAATCACGCAAGTCCTGTGGTGTTATTGAACCTGCTGCTTGACCATTCTGAAACAGGTTAGTTGTCATATCCGCAACTGTGCGTGATGTATCAACCATTATAATCTCCTAGTTAAAAAAGGGAGCCTGGAATAAACCAGACTCCCATAGTATTATGAGGTTTTAAGCTCAATACAACCTTCAGGTCTAATAAATCCGTGACCCATAGCATACTTAGCTACGATCCACCAACCTTGAAGCTTGATATCATACTCAGTTTCAACTGCCAAGTTAATTAATTTAACTGTAGCAACTGATGACTTGTGCATGACTAGACCAACCGTAGTAGAAAAGTTACCTTCATGTGTGGCAACCTGACCACCAGTTATGTTGGTAGTAGGTAGGTTATTAGTCTTCACAATGTGAAT